ATGGGCACCCGCAAACTGACGACCAAGGCGGTCGAGAACGCGAAGCCGGGGAAGAGCCGGCGCGAGGTCCCGGACGGGTTGGTGCCGGGGCTGTATCTTATTGTGCAACCGAGCGGTGCAAAGTCGTGGGCTATCCGATACAGAAACCCTGCCGGCAAGCCGCGCAAGCACACGCTTGGCCGCTATCCGCAGATGGACCTGTCGGCAGCGCGCGAAGCCGGCCGGGCCGCACTCGCCGCGGCCGATGCCGGTGAAGATCCCGCACAGGCGAAGAAGCTGAAACGCGAGGCGAAAGCAGACACCTTCGAGGCGGTTGTCGAGGCGTTCGTCGAAAAGCACGCCAAGCGCCATAATCGGAGCTGGCAGGAGCAAGCGGCGATCCTGCGGCGGCACGCGGTTCCGGCGTGGCGGGACCGGCCGATAGGCCAGATCAGCCGGCGGGACGTGCTGGAGCTGGTCGAGGGCATCCACGACCGCGGGGCTCCCTACGCGGCCAATCGCACGCTGGCGACGGTGCGCAAGCTGTTCGCGTGGAGCATGGAGCGCGACATGATCGGCGCGAACCCGGCCGCCGGGGTGAAGGCTCCGGGCAAGGAACAGTCGCGTGATCGCGTCCTGGAAGATGAAGAGATCGCCTCGCTTTGGTGGGCTTTCGAGCGGATGAACAGCCGGGCCGCGGGCGTGTTCAAGCTGCTGCTGCTAACCGCCCAGCGGCGCACTGAGGTCGCGACGATGCGCTGGGCAGACCTGGACCTGGACGCGGCCACCTGGACGGTCCCCGAAACCAAGAACGACAAGCCCAATGTGGTGCCCCTGTCCGCGCCCGCCCTGGAGGTGATTCGTGCGCAGCCGGCGGTCGAATCCTCTCCCTACGTTTTCCCCGGCCGTGGCGATCCGTCGAAACCGCTCAACGGCTGGGGGAAGCCCAAGGATCAAGCGAGCGAGCTTGCGGGTGTCCAGGACTGGCGACTGCACGACCTGCGCCGCACGGCCGCGTCCGGGCTCGCGCGGCTCGGCACCCCGCCTCACATTGTCGAGGCCGTCTTAAACCACAGTAGCGGGACCTGGGCCGGCGTGGCCGGTGTTTACCAGCGTCACCGCTACGACACCGAAAAGCGGCGCGCCCTGGACGCCTGGGCGGCTCACGTCATGAGCGTTACTGGCAAGACGGCGGACAGCGCGGAGGTCGTGTCCATCGCTTGACGTACCGAGTCGCCGCGCGTCAGCCTTCGCGAGCTGCCTCCCTGCGAGGCGGCTAGAGTCGAATCGGTCGGCCAGCGGCCCGTCGCGTGCGCGCGGCGGGCCGCTTCTATTTCCGACCCGTGTTGCTATCGGGATGCGACAGTGAGCGGCTTCGGCGAGCCGCCCTGCCCTATCCCCCTTCCGCAACCCGCTACGGCTCACAGCCTATCCCCATAATCTGTGCGGCAATCCACATCATCCTGTGATTTACGGAACGCAGTATTTACCACAATTCCGGGGTCATCGCATTTACAGACCAACATCAAGATGTGGGTTGAATACAAATATTGACGCCTACGCGACTGTCTCACAGCATAACGAGGGTGAACAGATCGCCGACAGTGGAGGCGTCTATGAAATATCTGTCCTTTAAGGATTTGTGCGAGCGCGGTCTATTCAACAACCGGACCACACTAATGCGCTGGATACGCTATCACGGCTTCCCGCGCCCGTACCGCGTGCCGGGTAATCGTGCGCTTTGGCGCGAGGATGAGGTGGACGCGTGGCTTGAGAGCCGCCGGGAAGCCGCCTGAGCCGACGTCCGCCGCGCCGACCGACCCGACAATTAAAAGCCCCGCCGTGGGGGGAAACGGCGGGGCTCGGAATGACCTTGGGACCGCGCGAGGGGGTTGCGGTCGGGTCGGCGCTTTGAACGCTTGGAGGCTATCGCGCTGGCCGCGTCCCTTCAACCCCCGCCCGGTCTCATGGTCGCCCACACGAAGGAGCGAACCATGAGCCACACCACCCGCCGAAACTTCGCCGCAGTGCCCCGCCGCGCCATGCACGCCGATCTGCCACGCAACGCGCTGCGCGTGCTGATCTATATAGCCGGCTTGGCCGATCAGTCCGGCATGGCCGTGGTGCGACACGAACGGATCGCGGCCGATCTTGGCATCCGTCGCGACGGCCGGAACGGCGTCACCGACCTGATCCACCGTCTCCACCGCGAAAACCTGCTGCGGATGCTCGACCGGGGCCGCAAGGCCGGCGGGACCTACGCGACCCGCGCCTATGCGGTTGTCTACGAGCCCGAACAAGACGGCGCACCGGACCCCGAGCCATGTGGGCTTCAGGCCCACGAACCATGTGGGCTGACAGCCAACGCGCCATGTGGGCCACGAGCCCACGAGCCTTGTGGGCCGACAGCCCACAGTGAACAGACCGTCTCGGAACAGACCTTCAAAGACCAGACCGTCCCCGACCAGACAGATACCCGTCAGGCTGCCGCGCGCGCGGACGGCGGCGACGGTGAACCTGATCTATCGGGTGGGTCCGATCAGCAGGACGCACCGGGTCGATCCGGTCTGCCGGAGTCCGTGGAGCGGAAGTTCATCGAGACCTGCCAAGGCGAGCTTCGCCACGCAGACATTGCGATCCGCCTGCTGGCCGATCTTGTGAAAGCCCTCGGAAACGACACGGCCCGCCGGAAGCTGGTCGGCAAGCGCGGTGATGGCGGCCTGCTGCACACGACGCCCGAGGACCTGATCGTGAAGCGCGTGCGGGAAGCCGCTGATTGGCACGCGGATGACCCGCGCCTGTCCGGCCGTGCGCCGCATCCGCTGCCGGGCGGATCGCGGCGGTATGGACAGATCAGTCCCGAAGAGGCGTTTGCTCGCCGTCAGCCGCTACAGCCGACAGCCCAAGTCGAGCGTGACGGCCAGCTTGTGACGGTTCCCGTCGATCAAGTCGGGGACCAGGAAATTCCGTTCTAGCCTGGAGGTGTGCAATGTCCCGAACCCACGCGGAAGCGATTTACCGTCCGACGGGTTGTGAGTTTATCGAGGGCGAGCCCACGGCCGATGATCGGTGCAAGTGCGGGCGCACCCTCTGGCGACCCGGCGCGGCGTTCTGTGCGGCTCATCACAAGCGTGTCTACCGATCCGAACGCCACGACGGCGAGGGCGCGCCTGATCCACACGATGATGAACCCGAGGAAGCAAGGCGCGCGTTCGACCGTGGGCGCGTCGTGACGGGGCAAGCGTGGGCGCAAGGCCGTCCCGAGCCCGGCCGTGCGAGTGTTCGCGAAACAACATAGAAATGTGGGTTTGGTATAGATAAATGCAGAGGCGTGTCAGGAGTTGATCGACTCGACGCATACGCCTATTTTTACCAATAGACGAGAAAATCTGGTCCCAATATTCGCGGTTTCGGGAGGGGGTATATTCGCGGGGTGGGCCTAGTTTTGTTCATTAACTGAGCCGGAGGCATGACGGACGCCAAGAAGGCCATAGAGTTCTTGGAGGGGCTCGAAATCCCGGAAGGCCCCCGCGCCGGCCGGAAGTTGCGGCTCGCGCCCTTCCAGCGGCGCTTTGTCCGCGGTGCGCTCAAGCGGTCGGTCGCTATCGGCGTCCTGTCCGTTGGCCGCGGCAACGCGAAGTCGGCGCTTGCGGCCGGTCTCGGACTCGGCGCGCTGCTAGGCGTGTGGGACGGACAGCCGCGGCGCGAGGTTGTGGTCGCGGCTCGGACCCGCGATCAGGCCGGGATCATTGTGGATTTCGTGCGCGGCTTCCTGCTTTCGCTGCCGGAAGACGTGCAGCAGGCGATCACCTACCGCCGAAACCCGCGGCTGGAGCTTGAGTAC